TCTGGAGACAGGATAGCCGAAAAAAGGTTTTCTATCTAGAAACGACGATGGTCGAATCGTGGTTTGAATACTGCGCGATCACGATGTTTGACTCCGTTACCGAGGGCCATATGGCGGACATTCGGCCAATCATTGAAGACTCCGAAGGCCAATTTTTCGCTGATATCATTGAAAAAATCAAATTGGCAAAAGAGAAAGATTTGCAGTTAAAAATTTAGTGTCGGAATCCGATACGAAATTCGACACGAAATTCGACACTAGTTTCTATTGATAGCTATTATCATTTTGTGTTCTCCTATAGGACCGGACTATGAGGAGGAGAAAATGACAAAGGTAGTGCAATTTGAAGAAGAGTTGTTAGAGCGTGAGCGGGCGGAGCATCCGGACGACAGATCCGATTTTGAAAAGGAATTCCCCGCGTTCACGAGAGCAATGAAGGCCCACCGCGACGACCCGGTTATTCGCCACGCTTATGCCCACTCGACCATGACGGTTGAGATGTACGAAACAAGGCGCTTTAACGAAATGGTCGCATCGCGAAAATTTTTTAACAAATCGATCACCCATATTTGTTTGCATCAACGACTGGTGTCGGCCATGTGCCGGGCGTTCATGAATAGCCGAAGTTCATATGTCGAGGTGCAAGCGTCAGAGCTGGAGGAGCGTTTGAAAAGGGTGGAAACATACAGTGCGGCCCGGGTGAAATCTATCATCCGAGAAGCGTTGGACGCGGGCTGGGTGCGCGAATCAGTGGCGGGTACGGGCGACGGTATAGCGTATTATTTGTCACCGGAAGTCTTTTTTTGGTGGATGTCGATCTCCGGCCGCGACTACCAATCTATCCAATCTGCGGTCGAGATCGGTCAAGCCAACGATAATTATGCCGAGCACCTGGATGAACTCGAAGGTAGAGAGCCGCCGGTATTTGAGGCGCTGCGATCGGCTTATGAAAAAGACTGTGATTTGTCGATAGATTTTAGAAGATTCAGTCAAAGGTAATTTGGCCGAGGCGTAACGCCAGCGCCTGGCGGGAGACGCCGAAACGGAGGGCGACAGCTTCCATGTCATCCTCCTCCTGGGCGCCAATATACTCGAGGAGATGGTCTGGCATAAGGATCCTGGCCGCGATTGTGTTGGCCTCGCGCTCAATCTTACTTGATAAGTTCGACCGATAAAGGGCGTCGTCAACGACGCCGTCACCGATAAGGTGCCGGTGTTGGAGATAGTGCGCGAGCTCATGCGCGATCGTAAATCTCTGTCGGTTGGGGTGGTGCATTGAGTTGACGGTAATGGTGTAGTCGTCACCGTCCTTTACAATGGATCCACACAAGCTGTCGGGGCCGAGCTTCTCAACGAGATTAATTCCCAGCTGCTCACAAATGACCCCAACCCGCACCGGCGCTTCTTGCTGTTCTCGCTTAATGATCTGCCAGGCGGCGCCGGTCTGCTGAAGATCGTTCTCGACCGCCCAGCTGCTTGTGGAATTATCGGAGGGGTTATCTACGAATTTACCCAAGGTTGCTGTCATGAGACTTCCGACGCCATCACCGCGGCCGTCCAGCAGCCAGCCGGCATCGACGTTCAACGCGGATGCAATTTCCGCGACGCGCTTGGTCTCGGGCTGGTTCTTGTCTTTCACCCAGGCGTTCACGCTGGGCTGTCTTATGCCAAGCAGTCGCGAGAGTTCGCTCTGGCTGGTCTCAGCGTCATGCAGCGCCTTACTCAGGCGTTCACCAAATGACATTTTCTCTCCTACTATAGACTTCCCTTTTGCTCGAAACGACCTGTACTATTCTGTACTACTCTGTCCACTAATGTGTATCGTTCTGTATCGTTTCAAACAGACGACCCGCAGAATTCCGACGTTTTTTATGTACCGTCTTGTACTATCGCGAGACACCTATAGGTCCATTACTATAGGCATAAGTTAAAATCAAATTAATTTTGAAAAAAAAATTACGCCAGACTCTGTGTGGCAAGACTATAGATTTGACTTCCTATAGCTATACCTATAGGGTCTCGCTATGGAAATCACCACAGTAAAACGCGTCATCGACGCCGCCGGAGGACCTTCCGCTCTCGCCAAGGCCTTGGATATCAAGCAGCCGAGCGTGTCGGGTTGGGTCCGTGTGCCCGCGGAACGGGTCCTCGAGGTGGAACGAATCACCGGCATCGATCGGAAAGAGATTCGCCCAGATATTTTTGGGGAGGTCTCGTGAGCGTTCTCGATTATGGCGAGGCCATCATGTTCGACGTTAAAGGGATCCCGGTGGCGAAAGCGCGGCCGCGGTTTACCAAGACAGGGCATGTGTATTCCACGACTAAAACCCGGGAAGCTGAGGACGCGGTCAAGCGAGCTGCAGCTTTTTACATGGAAGAGCGAGAGATCTTCAAAGGCCCGATCGTGATTTCGCTCACGTTCATGGTGAGGACACCGACCAGCTGGTCGAAGAAACGCCAGGACCTGGCGGCGAACGCGTACTTGCTGCCGACCACCCGGCCCGACACGGACAATTACATCAAGCTCGTGACAGATGCCATGAACGGAATTGTTTACGAAGACGACAACCAGATCATCGCTATTCAAGCAGCAAAATTTTACGCCCGGGCGGGCGACGAACGCACCGTCGTAGAGGTCATCGAGGTCGATACGACACATGAATTAAATGATTTTGAGGAGGTCACAATTCAATGAACAAAGGTCTAATCGCTATCGTGGGCTACAAGGGCACCGGTAAAACCACCGCGGCCGATCATCTGGTGGCGGCTCACGGATTTTATAAAGTAAAGTTCGCCGAGCCGTTGAAAGAGATGCTCCGCACCATGGGTCTGACCGAGCGCCACCTCGAGGGTGACCTCAAAGAGGTGCCCTGCGATCTGTTAGGTGGCAAGACGCCACGCCATGCCATGCAAACGCTCGGCACCGAGTGGGGCCGGGACATCATGGATCCGGATCTCTGGGTCAGGGTTTGGTACGAAAAGGTCCAGTTCTTAATCGAAGATAAATGCAAGGTCGTCGTCGATGACCTGCGCTTTCCCAATGAGTTAAAAGCCCTGCATGCCCTGGGTGGTTATATCTTTTTGATCAATAGCCAGCTTCGCATCCGGCAACCCAAGGATGACCACGCCTCGGAGAAGGTGATGCAGCTGATGGACCAAGAGGAATACATCACGCTTTTTAATCACGGCACCGTTCTCGACCTTAAAAACGACGTGGACGATTTGCTCTTGGGCAAGCTGCCCTCAACCCGCCAAAATCCTTTTATGACGGAGCACAACATGGCGAGGGCATCATGATCGAGGAACGGATTTTCATGGGTTTAACGATCGCGATCGGGATTATAACCGCCGTCTGTTACATCTATTTCATGGCTGGGGTGCTGCTGTGATCGATCTGATGGCGCACCAGGCGGAGGGGGCCGAGCATCTCGCCCGGCGTGGTGCCACTCTTTTGAAATGGGACATGGGCACCGGCAAGACGTTCACTGCCATCGCCGCCTGGAAATGGAGCGGTGCTGCAACGCTGTTAATATTGTGCCCGGCTGTGGCCAGAGGTAACTGGGCCCGGGAGATCACCCGGTACCTGGGTGAGGAAAAAGCCGAGGAGGTCGGCATTGAGATTGTCGAGAACGGCAAAGCTCCATGTGCCGCTCACATCGTTATTTGTTCTTATGACCTGGCCAGGACGCCCGGCATCTTCGCTGCCCTCGAGGCGCGGGCCTGGGGCAACCTGGTTCTAGATGAGGTTCAGTATTTAAAGAGCCCAACGTCAGCCCGATCACAGGCCGTGTTCGGCTCCAGGAATGCCCGTAAGTTCACCAGGGCTGGGCTCGCTGGCGTGGCAATGAGGACCTGGGCGCTGTCTGGTACGCCCTGTCCCAACCATGTCGGCGAGCTCTACAATTGGGTTAGGTTCGCAAGCCCGGAGCTTGCAGCCCGGGACACGGGCTCGCCCATGAACTACGAATCTTTCATTTTCGAATACTGTAAGATTAATCAGACGCCGTTCGGCCCGAAGGTGGTGGGCAATAAGCAAGACCGGGTATCTGATCTCTGGGCATCTCTCGATGTCCATGCGGTCAGGAAAGAAGATGTCCTGGACCTGCCGCCCATCCGATTTGAGCAGCATGAGGTGCTGGGTGATAGTTCCGCGGCCCGGGTGCTGACCATGGAAAAGGATTATGTGGATGGCATTGATGATGTCTTGAAGGCCATCACCCAGGGTGCATCAGTCGATCACCATGAACTGGCTACCCTCAGACGGCTCACGGAAATGGCCAAGGTGGGTGACTGTATCGATCTGATCACGCCCGAGCTCGAGGACGGGGCCATGGAGAAGGTGGTGATATTTGCCACCCACCGGGACGTGATTACCGCGCTCTCTGAGCATCTCGCCAAGTTCAATCCTGCCGTGATTCATGGTGGGGTGACGGGCAAGAACCGGGATGCCGCCATCGATCGGTTCCAGACTGATCCAGAGTGTCGGGTCTTTATCGGCCAGACGGTCGCAGCTGGTACAGCCATTACCTTACATGCCAATGGCGAGTGCCAGGACGTGGTGTTTCTATCCGCGGACTGGGTGCCGGCAAACAATGCCCAGGCTGCAGCCCGGGTGCATCGCCATGGCCAGACGGGCAGCGTCTTTTGTCGGTTCTTGCACCTGGCGAATTCAATCGATGAGCAGATCACCCGGGCGCTGATGCACAAGTCCCGCATGCTCAATCAGCTTTATGGGGAGGAGAAAGAGCATCATGCAGCATGAGCAATACGTTCTGGAATTTGAAATTGAAGATGAAAAAGTGAACGCGAAACTGAAAACGGAAAATGACAAGGATAAGGAAAATGACAATGACAATGACAACGGAAGGGGGACCGGGCGCACATAGCAGCCTGGTCGGCGGGTCAACCGCCAAACGACGGATGGAGTGCCCCGGGAGCTATCAGCTGGAGCTCAGGGCGCCTAAGAAGCCATCAAGTAAATACGCAGACGAGGGAACGATGCTGCACGGCGTGATGGAACGGATCCTGGGGGACGGGAAAACGGTGGAGGAGATGATCGGCTACGAAGAGCTCGGCCATGTCCTCACCGAAGACCTGGCAGACGAGATGATCCGCCCGGCACTTAATTGTTGGGAGCAAATTGTCGAATGCTATGGCATCACCGAATACCTGACCGAAGTGCGGGTCAGTTATCTAGATCACCCGGGCGCCTTTGGCACCTGCGACGTGCTGGGCCACGGCGAGGAATACACCCTCAAGCTGGATTGGAAGTTTGGCCGAGGCGTCCCGGTTTCAGCGGAAGGCAACTCGCAGCTGCGCTTCTATGCGGGCGCAGCGCGGCAGACCACCGATGTCTATGACATGTTCGCACCTCACAAGGACATTGTTCTCTGCATTGTGCAGCCGGCCATGGACGAGCCCTGGACCGTGGACATTATCGATAACGAGGAGCTCGATGATTTTGTGCTGCGCTTAGGTGACGCCATCACGCTTCTGGAATCAGGCGAGGCCGACGATCAATACAATGGTGGATCCTGGTGCCGGTGGTGTGGAGGTGCGCCTTTGTGCCCTGAAAAAAAGTCTGACGCGCAGCTGCTGATCGAGACCACTCGAGAAAAAATGCAGACCATGTTTCCCGACGAGATCGGCGACCTGGTCACCCTGGCGGAAGAAGCATCTGACTGGGCCAAGCAGGTGATGGGCTTTGCCCATGGTGAGCTCGAGAAGGGTAATGAAGTTACCGGCCGCAAGCTGGTCCGCAAGCGGGCCACGCGCCAGTGGCGTGACAAGGACACGGCCGAGGAGCTCCTCCGCCAGCATCTTAATGACATCCATGAGGTCAAGTTGATCTCACCGGCCCAGGCCGAAAAGAAATTGAAGGGGTCAAAGGTAGACCTCTCAGAAATCGTTGTGTCCAAATCTACGGGCACCTCGATGACCGTCGCGACCGATCCCCGGCCGGCGGTAACAGGAAGGTACGACGGCAGCGCGTTGGCCTTACCTCAATCCAATGTTCATGAAGAGGAAATTTGAAATGAACGCTATAACTAAATTCCACAACCAAAACATGTCTATCGAAGCGCTCGACCGCATGGTCTCTGCTTCAACTCCCAATGTCCCTCAGCCAACGTCGGGTGCTAAGTTCTTGCGCCTGTCCGCGGACGACGGATCCTGGGTCTTTGGTGCCGACAATACCGAAGTCGAGGCCGGATCACGCTGGGCGGTAAACCCCTTTAGCTTCCGCACAGGCTATGTGGCCTGGGCGACGGCGAAGCTCAACGGGGGGCGGCGCGAGAAACTCGGTGAAGTCATGGGCTCTGTTGATAACCCACCGGCCATGCCCGACGTTGATCATTCAGCGAGGGGCGGCGAATGGCAGGAGCAGGTTGGCTTCGATCTCATTTGTTTGGACGGCGAGGATCAAGACCTCGAGGTCCAGTACAACAACAACTCCCATGGGGGTAAATCCGCATTCGGCGCTCTCTTTAATGAGGTGGGTATGCGGCCAAGCCCGGAGCACTGTTTCCCGGTTGTTGTTCTTGAGAGCGATTCCTACCACAACAAGAATTGGGGAAAGACCGTGTTCACACCTATTTTTAAAGTGGTGGACTGGGCGGATCATGACCAGAACTTGTTGTCTGGGATATCGAGCACTGCCCAATTGGAATCCCCGGAAGCGGGTAAAAGTGACAGCTTAGACACCGCCCCCGAGGACCAGCCAAAGCGCCGTCAACGCCGCCGCGTAGACGCGTAAGCGTAACGGGTAGGGGGGAGTAGGAGCTCCCCCCTTCACTTCGAGTGACCTTATAGTATGACAAATTTAGTTTTGCACCTCGATTATGAAACGAGATCCGAATGCGATCTTTTCAAATCAGGTGCTTTTAATTACGCCAAACATGAAAGCACAGATATTATATGTCTGGGCTACGCCTTTGATGAGGACCCCGTCGAGCTCTGGCACCCTGGGATGCCCTTTCCCAGCGCGTTGCTTGATATGTTCCGGGACCCGGCACCGGCTTCCCTACACGCCCATAATGCTCAGTTCGAATGGCTCATCACCCAGTATGTGCTGACACAGTATTCAAATATAACAGCGCCGCCCCTGGATGCCTGGTACTGCACCGCGGCCCAGGCCCGGGCGCGAGCTCTGCCAGGGGCCCTCGATGATCTCGGTCGCTGCTTGGGCCTCAACATCCAGAAGGATAAGCGCGGCAAGGAGCTCATCAAATTATTGAGTGTGCCTCAGCTGACGGAGGACGGTGACAAGCGTCTGGACCTGGATCCTGATCCGGACCTTTTGGACGAAATGTACGACTACTGCCGACGGGATGTGGAGGTGGAGCGCCTGGCTGAAAAGGCCACGCCACCTCTCTCCGAGGAAGAGCATGATGACTGGGTGGTGAATGAAATGGTCAACGCCCGGGGGCTGCTGGTGGACGTGGAATTCGCCGCCGCGGCCACGGCCTATGCAGAAGATGAGAAGCAGGACATCTCCGATAAGCTCACGGACATCACAGACGGGGAGATCACCTCGCCCCACCAGTACCAACGCATCAAGGACCATATGGGCCCGTTTATTGCGGAGCATGACGCTGTGCGCCTGGCCATGACCCGCGTGGAAAAGAACCGGAAGACCGGAGACGAAAAGACCAGGATCTCTTTGGACAAGTCCGTGCGCCTCAAGCTGCTCCGCATGGTGGAGGAGGATCCAAACATCCTGCCCTATGCCACAGTGGAGATGATCAAGCTCATCGATGAGGCGGGCAAGTCCAGCGTCCATAAATATCAGAACATGGTGAACCGGGCGGACACAGACGGCAGGGTTCGGGGTGCTTACATGTTCTCCGGGGCGGGCCAGACCGGCCGCTTCTCATCACTGGGCCTTCAGCTGCACAACTTCCCACGCCGGACAGCTGACAACCCGGACGATATCAGATCTCTCGTTATGGATAATTATGAGATCACGGATGTCATGGACACGCTCTCTACCATGTTGCGACCGTCCATCATTGCCGCACCTGGCCACGTCCTGGTGGGCGGGGACTGGTCATCCATCGAGGCCAGGGTGCTGCCCTGGTTGACGGGGACGGAGGGCGGGTACCGGGTGCTGGAGGTATTCAAGGGCAATGACAAGGACCCGTCGGCCCCGGACGTCTACATGCATGCGGCAGCGGACCTCTATCAGATCGACCCCCGCGAGGTGACCAAGGATCAGCGGGCGGTGGGTAAGGTCATTATATTATCGGCCGGCTACCAGGGAGGCTACCGCGCCTTCCAGGCCATGGCTCGGGCATATAACGTCCAGGTCACTGATGATGAAGCCAGTGTGATCATTCGTAATTGGCGAGCCGATAACAGTTGGTGTACGGAGTTCTGGTACGCCCTTGAACGTGCGGCCCGGGACGCCATGTGGAACCCGGGCACATCGTTTGATGCTGGGCGCATTACTTATTGCCGGCCGGATCCAGAGGCGCCCCTTTATGCAGCCCTGCCGTCCGGGCGGATCCTCAGCTACCCCCAGCCCCGCATCGAGGACATGGACAAGGATATGGATCGTCCCCAGTGGGATGTGACCTGCACCAAAGCCGCCTGGAAGCCGGCCCAGGGAGAGACAGAGTGGGGACGGGTGCAGCTGTACGGTGGTCTCTATGCAGAGAACGTCACCCAGGCGGTGGCAGCGGACATCCTGCGCCATGCCATGCGGGTTGTTACCGATGAGGGCTGGGATTTAGTGGGGCATACCCATGATGAATTGATCTTAGAGGTTAATGAGAAAGATGAGGATAAGGCGGCACGGGCATTGGAGCGGATCATGCGGGACGGACCGGCATGGTCGGAAGGACTGCCCTTGGCGTGTGAGACCTGGTCGGGAAGGAGATATGGAAAGTGAATATAACACCGAGAAATTTTCTGGACGCCGTCTTTGACGGCAAACAGGAAGACGAGCACGTCCTGTTGACCCATAAGCGGGGCGAGAAGTGGTCCACGTCAGCAGCTGACGACAAGGGGCTGCGATACATGAAGTCTAAAAAGCCCTGCGTTTATTTTTGTGTGAGCAGTGTGCGCGAGACCGGTGAGACGTTCGAGGATGGCGGTCGGATATGGCGTCGCAACCGCGACAGTCTTATTGCGGCTTATGTAATTGTCCTCGATGACATCGGCACTAAGGTGAGCAACCAGCCCCCGGTGGAGCCCAGCTATAAGCTCGAGAGCAGCAAGGGTAATTTTCAGTGGGGCTACCTGATCCAGCCCACAGAGATGCTCGATCGTTATGAGGCCATTGTAGAGGCCCTGGGTGACAAGGGATGGACGGACAAGGGCGCTGGCGGATCCTACCGGGTGATGCGGGTGCCAGGATCTCTTAATGATAAGTCCGGCAAAGATAATTTTGTTTCCACGATCACGGAGTGGAACCCGGAGCGCAGCTGGGACATGGATGACCTGGCCGTCAAGCTGGGCGTGGATGTCGAGAATTTGAACGTGGTTCGAAAGACCGCAGTTCAGGTCCGTACCGGTGGCAGCAGCATTGATCATGACCTTGATATTGAGGATCCTTTACTGACCTGGCTGCAGGATGAGGGGCATCTCGTAACGGACAAGGGGGACTGGGTGGATGTGGTCTGTCCCTGGAATGAAAAGCATACGACGGGGTCCAACACAGCGGGCTACTCGCCTCTCGGACGGGGGGACGGCCGCTGGGGGATGACCCGAGGATTTAAATGTCTTCATGAGCATTGCATCGGCAAGGGCTTTAAGGACTTCAGGGACTGGGTGGTCTCCAATGGGGGGCCTGTAACCAGTGGTTATGATCCGTTGCCCTTTATCCAGGGCCGATGGGTCTACCTGGTGGGTCCGGTGCAGTTTGCAGATATGTTCCAGCGGCCGCTGGGCGGGAACTGGGTCTACACGGAAAAGGCATTTCAGAATGATATGGCCGAGCTTGGCCAGGTGACGGCGGTCAACCACAACAATCCCATCACGATAAAGACAGCGATGCTGGAGAGCGCCAACACCCGGAAGGCTGAGAACATTGCGTACCTGCCAGGCCAGGGGGAGGTGGGTGATATGGAGAGCCAGGCTTATGTGAATACCTACCTGGCACCCCAGCATACGCCCACCGAGGAGGTGCCAAAGGTCTTCCTGGAGCATATGGAATTCATCCTGCCCGAGGAAAGCGAGCGCGAGCTTTTTATTGATTGGCTGGCCTATAAGATTCAGAACCCGGCATCCAGATCCTATGCCATTGTCATGGTCGCCAACAACGCGTACGGCGTCGGGCGGTCCTGGATCTCGGATATGCTGTCGGCGGTTGTGGGAGACCAGCTGAGGACTGCATCGCTCAAGCAGCTGATCGGCAAGGGCACGTCGGCCGAGAACACCTACAATGACTGGGCTGCTCAGTGTCAGTTTATGGTTATTGAGGAGGCCAAGGATGTCTCCAAAGAGGAATTCTGGGATAGCTACCAGGTGTTCAAGCAGCGCATCGATGCCCGGCCAACCAAGTTTACAGTGAACCCCAAGTTTGGTCAGACGCGCACGGACTTCATGTATTTCAATTGTCTGATCTTCTCCAACCATACGGACGCCCTGGCGCTGCCGGAAGGTGATCGACGGGTGGCCGTTCTCACCAACCCCACCCAGCGTCGTGATGATGTTTACTATGACAGGCTGTGGCGTTCGGTAAATGAGGGGGAGCCGGCCCGGCTGTACTGGTATTTAAAGCGTCGTGATGTTTCCAAATTTGATGCCACCTATCCGCCAGACACCGAAGCGAAAATGAAAATGATCGAGATGTCGAGATCGCCAGCTGAGGATATTGAGAGACATATCCGGGAGACGGCGGACGGGGATCTCATAACGCATAACGGGCTACGGGTCCTGGTGACGGGTGCGGCCCGGGAGCTCGGTCACGATAAGATTCAGCAAGCCCCAGGTGGTGTCTCCAACCACATTTGGAAGGCTCTGGCCCGATTAAGATCCGATAAAAAGGGTCACGGGGCCCGTTATTCTATCGATGGCGGGCAGCATGAGGTCCGTGCATTACGCAATTCAGACCTCTGGCGGGGGGCTGATGAGGACCGTGAGAAGGACAAGATCATCATCGAGGTGAAGAAAAATACCGGAAGTGTTGTCCAGTTTCCGACGATCAAAGCTGGCTAAATGTTAATTTCCCCTAACTCCCCTAATTTTGGCTACATCGTTGTCGATTGTTTTCAATGGTTTAGCTGTACTGTTAGGGGATTAGGGGATTAGGGGAAGTATATAGAGATATCTAGTCAGTCATACACATACAGAGAGGGGTATACCTCTATAGGGAGGACCCCCTAATCCCCTTTTCCCCTAATTTAAGGAGACGACCATGCCCGAGCCGACGTCCGTTATTGCAGAAGAGACCCAACGTGCCGGCGTCTGGAGATCCAGACGACTGACCCTGGTGCAGCAGTGGGTGGCCGACGGCAAGATCCCCACGAGCTACCAGCTGGCAGCTGACAATTATGCGGAGGCGTTCGATCGGGCGCATCTCAATGGGGATTATCAAACCGTCAATCTGGAAGGCGTCGGGACGGGGTCCGGGGGACGGGGTGCGATCCTGGATAAAGTCCAGGCAGCTAAAGATTTCATCCATCGATGCAACCAGGCTGTGGGCAATGAAGCATCAGCTGTCTTGTGGGATGTTATCGGCTGCGACATGAGCCTGAGCCAGCATGCCACACGACAGTCCTGGAACGGTAAACCCTTGTCCGTTCACGAGGTCCGAGGCCGATTAATCGTGGCGTTGGGCGTCCTCGATAGTTTCTTGCGTGGCAAATAACACAACATGTAGTAGTACGCTTGACAGCGTGACACAAAATATAGTAGTTTTTGTTACGGTCTTAGAGTTGTCACTCAGACCGATTGTGTGATCTCCCTGTTAAACTTATAGCCCCGTTCAACAGGGTCCATTTTTTTTCTCTCCTCAGAACGATTCTTTGGGCGGGGCATTTTTTCAACGATTAGGAGGCTTAGATGCCAAGCGTCGGCGGTAAAAAATATTCGTATACTCCGAAAGGGATGGCTGCTGCCAAAAAAGCCAAGAAAAAGGCGGCTAAGACAAAAACCATGAAGGGCAAACGACGCAAATAAGTTTGATTTTATTCAAACTAAATCAAATGGAATTGAAGCCCATGGAGTGTGGATGGTGCGGCGCTTATGAGCGCCCCTTCTACCAAAACGCCAAACCAATTTGTGGAAGATGTGGCAAGCCATACGCCGATTGCTGTGATGGCGAGCAAGCACAGCCCGAGCCAACAACCCATGACTGAAAAGAAAACTAAACCACGCGGCGGTAAACGAGCCGGGGCTGGTCGAAAGAAAGGCTCCATCGATCGCGCAAGTCCTACTGAAAAGGTCGAGTTCGCAGAGATTGCCAAACAGTTTGCGCCGCGGGCACTGCAGAACCTGATCGACATCGCCACCAATCCGGAGAGCGTGGATTCGGCCAGGGTTGCTGCGTCAAAAGAATTGATCGATCGAGCCTACGGCCGGGCACCCCAGGCAGTGGATGTGGAGGGGGATCTCGCCATCACCATCGTGAGCTCGGTGCCGAGGTCCGATGACTGAACTCAATTTCGAGTACATTCCAAGATCGGCGTTTGTCCCGTTCCATATGAGAACACAGAAAAGAGCGGTCCTGGTCTGTCATCGCCGGGCCGGAAAGACAGTGGCATTGATTGCCGATCACATCGATGCAGCATTGAAGTGTGAACAGCCCAATGGCCGGTTCCAGATCATCGCGCCGTTGTTCAAACAAGCCAAAGACATCGCCTGGACATATCTGCAGG